GCTGCGTTGATCGGTGTAGCCGTACTTGCTGTACTCGCTGCTAGAGTAGCTAAACAGTTGGAAGTTGTCTGTCTGACCACGTTCACCTTGATCTGGACTGACGCCAGCCTTGATGACATTCGTAGGACTGAACACACTCTCCCACTCATCACTGTCGGGCTTCTTGCGTCCATACTTGGCGCGTATTAGTGATGTGTACATCAAGTCTTCAATCATGATCCAGTTGCACTGACCGCTAAGGTCTAAGTCAGTAGCAGTAGGATCGACGATGACTTGATCCGGTCGGCGCACTTTCACCCACGGTCCACTAGGCGTTAGCATGTCAATGGTTTCTTCTAACGCCAGCAGCTTGCCTTCAACTTCCTTAATGTCCTTCTGACTGCTAGCCTTCTCTAACTCAGCGCTCAATCTTTGTACTTCTTCTAGCGCTGCTTCACTGCTGTCTTCACGCAAGGTGTAGCCAACTTCAAACCAACCGACGTTGGTTAGTGTAGTAGATACTATGTTGCGCTTCACTTTACGCTTTAGGTTCAATCCCGGCGATGTTTTCTTTGCGGCGAGTGTGTTTACAAGCTTCTCAAGTGTGCGTTGCTTCGGTTCATCTGTCTTATCTTCGCTGGTAAACTCTGCTTCGGGGTTTTTAGTGAATAGCATAGGAACGAGAGCGCTGACGTTCGCAAACACCAAGTTCTCAGTGCTGTCAATCGAACCTTGGAGGGGTTTACCGGCTGTACTATCTTCCTCTGCTCGTGATGAAGCATTAGTACGGGTATGGTCATGGCGATAGTACCTGTATGCTTCGTTCCATGCATCTAAGTTCTTAGACATTGCACTCTTACCCTGATCGTAGCGCGAACGCCACAACGGGCCGCGGTGCTTAGAGACAGGTATCTTGCTCTCACCTATCACACGGTAGACAGGTTGATCGTCTACAGGTTGTTGATCTGCAGACATGACACCTTCATAGCTGTTCACGTCGCTAGCAGGTGCAGCAGGAGGCGGATTGTCGTAGTCGTCTTCACCAGCCATTAGCGTTCACCTCGCCAGATTGCATCAAGTACTTCATAATCACGGTCTATGTAAACTGGTAATGAACCTAACTGCGCCCACATGTCATAATGTTGGTTCATCTTGTAACGCAAGTAGAAGTACCGAATGTGCCGTATGCCCCACAGCCTAAGCATCACACAAACCCCTTGTCCTTAGCAAGCCACATCGGCATCGTGAACGTGCCATCGTTGTTGTCTTCAACTTGCGACTTCGGAACCCACTCAGTGCGCTTACCATCGTACAGGCGAAAGGCTTTCTCTGTCTCACCGCGTACTTCAGCAGCTACATCGAATAGCTCTTTATCAGCCATAACGGTGTGCCCTAGGGTTCTCTACACTCTTGTCACGCTCTTGCCACAGCATCCACGATGGTATGCGCTCATTCTCAGGCAGTATGAACTTGCCTATATCTGGCATCTCACTTAGTAGATATTTAGTCATGTCCATAGCGTGATCGTTGCGATCTGTTGGTTTGTCTATTCTTTCACCCGATGTACTCTGTTGCCAGAAGTATCCAGCTACTTCGTCTGTCCACCAATCGAGCTTTGCATTAACGAACAAGCGCGGGGAGCCAGCAACGCGATGAATAGGATGAAGCAGATTACGATTAAGATTAAGATAGCTTCCGACTTTGATAATACCATTTGCCACATCGTTGTTTCCACGACGCATGCGTATGTCGTCGTCTTTGAACATGTCAGCTATCGTCTTTCCCACGGTGCGTTTGTTAACTGTTCGTCTACCAAAAATTGAGGGATCAGCGTTGATCTTGTGCATGTCGTCAAGTTCAGCACTCCAATCGGCACGTATACGCCGTATAGCACTAACTTGCATGTCAATGGACATTTCCTTTTGGTAGAAGCCATCGCACAGAATAACGTGCTGCTCAGGCGTAACGAATGCAAGACCATAGCAACTAGGCTGCGCTTGTCCGTAGTCATATGCTTCGAGCCAGTTTGCATGATAGCGTTGTTCTACATACCCATCCAGCAGAGCATGTATGTCGCCCTCTTGCAGTAGATGTATAGAGCTATCGTATTGTGGGTATACAAGACCTTCGTAGGCGACCCAACGACCGAGCAAGAAACGGTCACGTTGCTGTCCCTGATACATGGTTTCGAGCGTCTGAATGAAGTCGCCGCCCTCAGCTTCATGCACGTGACGTAGCTCGTAGGTGCTACCTTCGATAACTTCGATAAGCAACTGCGGCTTGCTATGTTCATCAAGCACCGGCTTGCGGTTTATATCGCGCACGCATATGAGGTCTTCAGTTACTACTCCGGTCTTCTTGTATTGTTGCAGTGGACGTACTAGCTTCGTGTAGACCCAGTTGCCTGTTGGATTGCATGTCAACATCATCCAACGTGGCCCAGTAACAGGCATATGAGGGTCATCACCAACATACCTAGCACGACCGCGCAAACGACCAAAAAGGTCAAGGAAGTCTTTATGCGTGATTTCAGGGTCTTCAACTTGGTCAACGATCACCCAATCGAATGTTGCACTTAGTAGGTTGCTGCTGCTGCTTTCTGTCTTTGTGCCTTGCTGTGCGATGTAACGAAAGTAGATAGTTGTACCGTTCTTGAGATGACAGATGTTATCGCCGTTTTGACCTGTGCTAAAGCTGACGATCCACTTAGGAGGACACCACTTAAGAAACTCCTTACGTATAGTGTCGTTGAGCTTAGGATAGGTGGACCTAGAGATGAGGCCAGTACTACCGGGGTACAGATCAGATAGTTGTAGTGCTTTAATAACTGCTGCCGTTGTCTTGCCGTTACCAAAGCCCCCTCCGTATATCTGCACCTTAGCACGTGAATGTAGAAAGCGGTCTTGAAGGCTGTTCTCCTTCAACAGCAATTCAGGACGCTCAGCTACGTTGACTGTACGTGCGCGCGGTGCCATTACTTTGCATCAGCCCACTTAGTACCGCCTAAGTTACGGAAGTAGTCGCCAGTTGCACTATCTACACGGATTTCACCAGTGAAGCCTACAGTGCTAGGTACACCACTAGCGAACGTGGTAGGTGTACAATAGCTAACGTCAACATCACCCACAGCGCCGTTAGCTTTGATACCTTGTCCGTCTTTATTCGGGACGATTGCCATTGTGTTTCTCCTTAACAGGCGTAATGTCAATGCTAGGCATCTGCTTGGGCTGTGCTATCTCACGTATATGACGGATGACTAAGCCGCCTTCAAGTGAGTGCCTATGCTCCATGACTTGCTTAGGTGAGAAGCCTCCACGGTCGAGCATGTTCATTAGTATGCGCGACTTCGTAGCTGGCTTGGTGTCTTCATCCTCTAGTATGTCCTCTAAGCCGTCTAGTGCTTTGCCACTCATACGGTCAATGCGCTTCTGTACATTGTCAGCTTCAAGCAGCGCTAGGTTCTCTTTCACCAGCGCGTCGAGTTGACCGAATAGCTGTAGGCCCTTAATCATGTCAACTTGAGACAACTTCAAGCCGGTTGCTTCAGCTATCTCAGCATCGTTTATTCCTAAGGTGAAGTAGAGCCATACTACACCTGTTGTAGTTACGGCCTTGGTGTCTGCTGGTAGATCAATGAGATTGCGACGAACAGGCCGATTGTTACGATCACGACCGCGAACAGTAGCCGCTTCGGGAGATTGTTTAGAGCGTGCTGTCTGTTGTTGTATGACTGCATCAGGCGATGTTGTTGGAACAATCGCTTGACCGGTCCGCGTGTCGATGACGAGGCCATTTGCAAGTGGTAAGTCTGTCATCGTGCTAAGTTCTTCGTCTTACCGGGGGCTGCTGACGGTTGTCGTTGTCTACCTGTCTTACCGCCTGTGCTGCGGTATATGTCAGCAATCATTGCAGCCATACGCGGGTTGTTAGCACCGCCGCCAGCACGCGGTGTAGGAATAGCATTAGCACTACGTGGCATAGGCACGCCGCCGCTGCCTCCTACACCGGGGCCTTGTGGTACTGTAGCATTAGGATTGCCAACAGCACGTTGCATCATCTGTGCACTGATTAGGTCGTCCATAGGACCACCAGTAGGAATACCTGCAGGACCACGCGGCATAGCACCACCTCCACCTTGTGCTGCTAACATAGCAGCCATACGAGGATCAACTTCACCACCTGCACCTACACCTACACCTTCACCACCACCTTGTTGTGCTGTGGGTTGTGCATTAGGTGGGAGTTGACCACCGTCTTCACCTTCATCGCCTTCAGCACTAGGCTGTTCACCGGCACTAGCTTCAGCAGTTTCGAGGTTGTTAGCAGTGGGAGCAGCTTCACCTTCAGCCGGTTCATTGTCAGGAGTAGGTTCGGCAGTCTCATCGTCTGGATTGCTACCACTCGCACTATCTGCCGCCTGATCTACCCAATTCTCTGCCGCGCTCTGCACTTGCTCTGGCGTCACCTGTATGCCCATTTGCTGCAACACCGTCGCTACTTCATCAGGCGACATTTGCATCAACTGCTGTAACATGTCACCAATGTCAGGAGCGCTAGCACCAGCTTGCTGCTGTTGTTGTAGTGCTGCAAGTATCTGCGGCGGTATGTTGGGCATGTCAGGCATAGTGGTACTCCTAATGAGAGCTATACATTGTACAGATCAGTTGATCGTACCAGCTTTACCGCCACCACCGTTGCCCGACTTGTCAACAGGATAGCCGCTCGTCGCTACATAAGGTGTAGCCGGATTAGGCATAGGTGCGAAGTACGGCGTCATCTGTGACTGGAAGGCTTCTTTCTCAGTGATGGTTGTAGCGTGTAGAGGTACTACAGCAAACGGTACAATAGGCCGCAAGCCCCCTTGGTTCAAGCCATCTGTTTGTACAGCCTTCACTTGTGCAATAGTGTACTCAGCATTGGCACCTACACCGTTAGCAAGCGCACGGCCTATCTCACCAAAATACTGACCACCTACGGATGCTGTAAGCCTAGCAACACTACGCATTGTCGCTGTGGCTTGTTGAATAGGTGTATACGGCTGTCCGTATACATTGTCCCAAAGACCTGCCCAACTTGGCATGATGTATGCTCCTGTGTACTAGCGATTGTGCTTATCATCGGCCCTAGCACAATTACTGGTGTTTGTCAATAGGTTACACCGCATACTCACTACACAATCACGACATACGCCGCCCCGAAGGGGCGGTTCGCAGCCGTGGCCTAATACTACAAATTACAAACAACTACAAACAGCTATACACACCCAAGTACTGACAACGTGCACGCTTTGGGATTTTAGCTATATACAATTTACAACTGTTAGGGGCTTACGAGTGTGCTGACGCCCTTCCATTTGCAACTGCCAAGCTAGCTACAGCCGTTTTCCATTTGGCGGGGGACTGCGTTCACTAGCAGCTAAGCACACACACTCACAGCGCAAGCAGCTATACAATGTACACACTCACACATAGCAGCGCACACATCACACGTGATTAGGACGCGAGGGCGCATCACCCTCACGGTGTTATCTGTACAATGTATAGATTGCTGCAGCGCTCTAGCACTGGCATGTGCAGTAGTGCGTTATGTGTACAATGTATAGCCAATCAATAAGTGTGCACGTTATACTGTGGGCTGGTTAGTATTCGTCACATTAGTACTTAGCTGATTTAGTAGTAGTAACGACTAAGCAGTAAACATAGCGCTTGCATGTGATTGTAATGAGAGTACAATGATTGATAGTTGATGCATTCCGTATCAACGCACTTGAAAAGGGATACCAAGTCATGACGCAAGTTGTTGAAAGCACCACCGCTCCTGCTTCGATCAAGCAGCGCAAACATAATCAGAAGTCAGCAACGACATTCGGCGCGGACATTCTGAAGTATGCAAAGAACAAGCGCGAAGCAGACACGAGTGGCATCTACATGGTCCACGCTCATGAGCCGGATTTGATTGAGTTGGACATTCAAGTCACTCGTGCTCAAAAGGCCGGTGACAGTGTGCGCGAAGTGATGCTTAGCTACTGGTATAAGACTGCAGAGGGCATCAAGCACATCAAGGCGAAGTCATCGCTACCGAAAGCGAAGCAGCGCACTGAGAAGCAAGACGGTACGTTCGCTGAGTTAGGTCGGCTTGAGAGTGCAATCAATCTGCAGCTAATCCGCGCACTTGATACCTACAGAGGTGTTGCGGTGTTGCGAAAGACAAGGCTAGTGCACATCGAAAAGATTGACCTTACATCAGTCTACACTTGCTTTGTCCGTAGCAGTGCAACAGACGCGAAAGGCAAGCCGATTGAATTTACAAACACTCGCTTTGCCGCGAATGATCTGCAGCATGTAGCAGCAGTAGAAAAGCAATTTACTGCAGCTACACCTACCGCTACAATTCTGAAGCTTTGCGGTAGCAAAAAGAAAGCGACACCTAACAAGGGCAAAGGTGGAAACGTGGAAGCTTTGCCAGTGTCACACATTGGCAAAACACTTGTGCAGCTAGACACCGCCTTGTCACCGCTTGCGATGGAAGGAAAGATTGACGGTGTTAGCAGGCAGACACGTGAGAGTGCACACGCACTGTGGGCGCGACTTGATGCAGCTATGACTAGCGAAGAAAAGGATGCAGCTAGAGTAGCGTTCAAGTCACTCGCTGCTAAGCCCGAAAAGGCAAAGCGTAAAGCAGCGTAACTAACTGCCAACTAACAACCCCTGCAGCGCAAATGCTGCAGGGGTTTTTTCATGTCTGCAATTAGGCTGTACATTGTATAGATTATCCGCAACAGACAGCGCGTTATAAAAAACGCCCTTGTGCCCGCCACCTCATGCGCCGCTACTTGCACAGCTACACGTTAGAAGGCACTAGCCTTCCATAGCTCGCTTCACATCACAACTCGCTCGCTGCTATAACTACATGCAACGAGTGTACATTGTACATACACATGTTAGTAGCTGGCAGTAGTAGTTGTATATAAACAATAAACTCTATTACTTGTGTTGGCTCAATGGGTTAATTACTACATGTTGCAACTAATAGAGACTTGCATTTGTTTTCAGGTATGATATACTACTTGTTGCAATCGAGAGGGACACAACCGATGGGTGTGGTGATAGAGAGAATGTCAGGAGTGCTTATGCACTTAGTAGCTGGAACGCTGCTAGGTGCTTTAGTCGTTCTTATAGCTCTGTACAATGTATAGGAGATTTCAATGCAACAAATGCAACTACCGCTTCTCAGTGTACCTGAGATGGAAGGCATCGACACTGCACGTGTCTTTGAAGATCAAGATGCAATGGTGCGTAGAACACCTGCACTATTCGCTACAACTGCACACCCACGCATGAGCAGCAAGTATAGCTTCACTAACACCTATGACATACTGCTGCACATACATCGCAGAGGTTTCAAAGTTAGCAGTGTGCAGGGTGGACATAAGAAGTATAGCGCAGTGATGGTGCGTATGCGTCATGATGCTTACGATAAGCGTGATGAAGCACCTGAGATAGTTGTGCTTGATAGTCATGATGGTACTAAGCCGGTGAAGCTAATGCTAGGTATGATTAAGTTCATCTGCATGAATGGCATGGTAGCTGGTGACTTGTTGTATGCTAAGTCATTCAGGCATCTAGCTCCTGACTTGATGGAGCAGATCATGTTAGAGATTGAAGACATTGATGAACACATTGTTAAACTACGTGCACGTGTAGATGCTATGAAGTCACGCATCACAAACATAGGTGAGCGTATACTGCTAGCTGACGCTGCTATCTATCAGCGCTTTGGCAGTGAACGTAGTGCTAGCTTCGTAGCTGATATGCGCCAACGCATGCTGCATGTGCGTCGTAAGGAAGATACTAGTGACGATCTCTACACGGTGATGAATGTCATACAGGAAAACGTCATGCGCGGCGGTATGATGTATCAAACACACAACACTATTAGGCGCGTTAGTCCTATCAACAATGTCAATCGCAATGTCACTATCAACCAAGCATTGTGGACAACTGCTGAAGGACTAGTAGCTAAGGCGGCATAGTCTATACATTGTATAGATGTATAGCATGAGTGGCAGTGGTAACGGTGAGTGACCACACTTAACACTCACCTCCTAGGAGACTACATGAGGCTGATAAGTGGAATGCTAGCAGCACTCGCGCTGTTAGTGGGACTGAGTACTACAGGTAGCATAGCAGCTACCTTCACTAGCGATCACTGCACTGATGGTTGCGGGCCACAAGTAACTGGCTTCGCAACTATTACTGGTACACAGGTCGATGCTAACACTGTCGATGTGACTATCACGCCGCTCAACGGCAACAAGATCATCGGCAGTGGACTATATACATTCACATTCAACCTGACTACGAATGTGGATATAACGTACTCTAACTTCTCCGCAGCCGGTTTCACTGTTATCGATGGCTTCGGTGGAGGGCTGTTGTCACAACATGCAGGAGCCATTCACAATGATGGCTTAGGTGTGTTTGAGTACGGCATTGACAAGACTGTAGATGGTGGTGGTAACGGACTAATCGGCCCGTTGTCATTCCGCATCACTGGCGCAGGTCTGACGCTTGATGACTTTGCTGAGTTGTCAACTATTCCTCCCGGTGATCTAGCATCGTTCATGGCACTCGACATTATCAGTGGTACAACTGGCAAGACAGGGCTAGTTGATTGCTGTAGTGTTGGTGTAACACCGTTCGATGTTCCCGGTGAAACACCTATCCCCGGTGCACTTTGGTTATTTGGTAGTGTGCTTGGTTTAGGTGCTATGTTGCGTAGTAAGCGTAAGCGTAGTCGTGGTATATGGGATGAACTTCCGCGTGTGGAGTTCATGCCTAAAGTCTAGTAGCCACGGTGTGACTACTAGCCCGCGTGCGGTGTGTCTTACTATGTATGTGGAATAACTCCCACGCATACAGGACGCCACAACACTGCACGCGGGTCACGCATATAGCGTCACTAACAACTAACTAGGGGATACATAACTATGTCAACAACACACGCACTGTTCGTAGTAGTAGGTCCAATCATAGCTACTATACTACTAGCACTATTGCTAAGCGGTATGCTAGACAATGAGTGTAGTCAGTTAGGCAGATACGCTTGTTAATACGAACAAACGAAGGAAGGCTGCGAACCGGCACATTCGTGCCGGCCATTGCTGGCTATACAATGTATAGCTCAGCGTAGCTACAATAGGAGGCTAGTGTGCTAGCACAATCATGGCTCTATGGCCGTCGTATGACTTCACCTCACGATCACGTAGTTGTTAAACATCTCAAGCTTCCCGATCAGTTCAATCCTCACTCTAGCGTAGCAGTGCTTAACACGTTGGCTGAACGTATAGTGTTCACTGACGATGTACCGTCATTACTGTATGAGATGCATGACAATCATCAACTCACCTACGAAGGTATGCTGACTAGTGCCAAGCTGCCGTTCGACAACTTCTGGATAGAGTACAAATCTGTCCTAGGTATAGGTGATGTGTATGAAGTCAAGCGTGCTGAGTATGGTGCTCTAGTAGTACGCATGCCTAACGGCAATGTACGCTTCTACGTCATCATAGGCACAGACTTCCACGATCTAGGCAGCATCAGCAGTCTAGCCTACGTAATCGACTTCGATCATTGGCCTCCGCGCATGGTAAGTGGTGTTGCTAAAGACAGACCACAGATCAAAGCGCTGCAATTCTGGGTAGTCTATGCACACAATCGTAAGTACATCGAGAGTGAAGATGAAGATGCTAAGAACACACTCGGTGGTATCGTCACCGAACTAATCTTCGGCATCTTCCTTGTCACGCAGCCTAAGGTGTATAGCGACGAGAAGGTTGAGTGGCAACCACGTAAACAAGCAGCACGCCGTAAACATGGTAAGCCGCCATTGTTAGAATACAGACGCATCCGTCTACGCATCTGTAAGCCTATGAAGCGCTACAATGCGAGCGAGCGGGCGACCGCCAGCACGCGTGGAATTTACATGCCTAGCAACGAACCTGACACGGAGAGTAGTGATGCTGTACAACATAGACGCTACCACAAGGTTATGGGACACTTCCGCCACTATAATCGCCATGATCCTGCCTATAGTGTGTGGATTGAGCCTCATTATCGCGGTGATCCTGCTCTTGGTATCACGTTCACTGAGAGAGATGTAACACGATGACACTCATGCAACCACTGCACAAGCTGTGTGTAATGTGCCACTCACCTCTAGCACTTGGTGAAGCTAATGACGCAGTAGTAATCAAGGGAGAGCAACACAATGCGTTCGTTACTGTCATTGGCATATGTTGCGATGATTGCTTCGATGCTATCTGCTATCCGTCGATTATGGTCGTACTTGCCACTCCTAGAACCCCCAATGACAGCGTACACTGACATGAGTGATAACCAAGCGAACATCTGGCTACAGCCGGGTACTAGAGTGCATATGCTTGTGTACAAGCAGGGCGCATGGCAAGTGTGGACTGCTACTGACAAACGCAGTGGCGATAGTGACTTGTGGTGTGGCACCTACATGGAACTACACCCCAATGGAATGGCTATACAATGTACACGTACTGAAGCGTATGTGAACAGCATCATCATCAGACCAGCAACAGGGGACAAGTGATGAACACCAACGGTAAGCCTGACGTTCTACATGAACAAGCTGCACGTGGCGTTGAAGCTATACAGTTGATCGTCACTGAGCGTGACGACTTACGCTTGCAAGCAGACAGAATGATGGCTGAGTTGTCGCTGTTGAAGGAGCGCAACAACCAGCTAGAGAGTAGACTGAAGACAGCAACAGTCGAACGCGATCACTACATGCGTCACGCTGTTGAACTAGTGAGTAGACTTAACAACATACAACTGCTGATAGTAAGTGCAGTTGAAGAAGCTGGTCGTGTAGCCTATCGTCCAGCGTTAGTAGCTAAGCTGCAAGCACAGGAAGATAAAGTAGCAAGTGATGAAGCTAAACAACTCGAAAGCTTAATAGCTCGCCTACCACGCAACAATGGGGATACAAGATGACAAAGGCAATCTGTTTCTACAACAACGGCACGCTTGACAAACGTGCCTTCACTATGCTCGGCCTGAGTGCTAAGCAGGATGAAAAAGCTATTGGCTTCTTCGGCACTGGCTTCAAGTATGCCATAGCCACACTACTGCGCCACAACTGCAAGGTTGATGTACACGTTGCTAACGATGGTGGTGACTATACAGTGTATACATTCTTCACAAGGCGTGACAAATTCCGTGATAAGGAGTTTGACTTCATCTACTATCGCGTAGTGGACAACGACCCACAACCTGCTCACGAACTACCATTCACTACACACTTGGGAGCTAATTGGAAGCTGTGGCAAGCGTATCGTGAACTTTATACCAACGCGCTTGATGAAGGTGGCAGTGTGGAGCTAATTGAAGACATATATTGCTTCAACCCTCATCCCGGCGATGTATGCGTATACGTAACTAGTGATGATTTCATTCGCGTCTACGATCAACATGCTAAGTACTTCCTTCAGCGCGAGACACTAGCGCAGTCATTCCGTATGCGCTGTGTTGAGAAAGTACCTGACAGTGAGAACACTGTGTACTACAAGACAATGTTCACTGGTACGAAGCTCGATAAGATGACGCACTTCACCTATGACTACACTGAAACTGTAGAGCTAACAGAAGATCGTACCATTGCTGACACATGGACACTACGCCACCACATCAGTCACTTATGGCTAGAGAACATGTCATATGACTTCCTCATACAACATTTGCCAGCTATAGCTAATGAGAAGATGTATGAGAACCAACTTAGTGCTGACTATTGCACGCCTAGTGATGACTTCAACAAGGCATGCGCCTATCTTAATAAGCATCATCAATCAATGCCACTGTGGGCACGTGATGCATACAATCGTAGCAGACCGTTCGATGAGCAAGTCGAACACTTCAAACCTAATCGCTTTCAGAAGACGCAGTTGAAGAAAGCCTACAACATACTACAACTGTGTAGTTGTCCTATCGACCCACAGACCGTTGTATGTTGCTCATCGCTGCCCGAAGATGTAATCGGGTTGTATAAGAACGGCACTATCTACATCACCAAAGAGGCATTCGAGCGCGGCTTCATGGTGTTGCTAGGCACGTTGTATGAGGAATGGGTGCACCTCACTACACGCGTAGAAGACGGCACCATACGCATGCAGAACACGTTAGTCGATAAAGTGGCTAACTTGATGCTGCAAGTCTACGAGATGGAAACAGAGGAGAGAGAGTGACTATGCACATAGTAATCCTAGGCGACCCGCTTAACGGCTTCATCTTCATTGGCCCATTCGCTACTGAGCTTGATGCACAAGCATACATCGACGCCGATCCTAGTGACAACACTGCGTGGTCAGTTGCACTAACTGGACCTGATGATGTTGTGGATTGAACTAGTACTAGCTTACGCAAACGCATGGGGTAGTGCAGTGATGATCTATTCACTGCTCTACTTCCTTCCGTCCCTCTATATAGTCAAGCTGATAAACAAGGTGAGCTACTATGCCCATGACAACGAGCAGTCAACTAAACAAAGACGTAAGAACAGCAGAAGGAAGACCACAGTTAGAACACAGACACTTCGCCGTCATAGCTGACATAATTCAACGCCGCTTTCGTAAAGGACACGAGCGCGATGAAGTCGCATGGATATTCGCGCATGAGTTTGGAACGACTAATCCTAAGTTCAGTCGTAGTCGTTTCTTATTGGCATGTGGTGTAAGAGATGAATGACAAACATGCCAAGATGCCTCCGCACGTAGCCGCACAGCGTGCGGAGGTAGCTGCTGGCAACAAGAACAAGCAACTCACTCGCCCCAATGAGGTGAGTGAGCATTACGATGTATTCCGTCGTATAGACATGCATATGGGCGATAAGCAAGTGTGTTGGGAGTGGAAAGGCGCACACGGTTTGGGAACGAGAGGTGAGTATAGACCTAGAGTGTGCATAGATCAGAAGCACTACTACGTCTACCGTGTAGTCTACCAACTATACACAGGATACCAACTGCAGAAAGGCGATGTGGTCCGCCATACGTGCGACAATTCGTGGTGCTGCAACCCATACCACATGCTCATAGGCACTCAGGCTGACAACGTGAAAGACATGCTCGAC